ACAAATTATTTAAAGGGCTAGTAATATCCATGGTTTCTAAACTATTGTCCAATCCGGATCTCCTTACCAGTCTATCAGAAAGTGGCGGATTGACGCTGAATGGCATGATTGCACAATGCAGATTGGCTCAACAGGTAAACGCGGGAGGTAGTTCTTGATGGATACCAAAGCGCAGGAATCAAAAGGAACTATACGGGTTGGAGAACTGAGCAAACGAATTTCTATATACAGAAAAATGATGGCAGATGACGGTATGGGCGGCAAAGAAGATGCGGATCCGCAATTGATTGCGAATGTATGGGCCAAAGTATTGAAGCCAAAATTCTGGACTGGGAACAGTAGCGGCCCAGCTACCGCTATTACACAAGGATTCCTGATTCGCAATCGTGACGATGTGGGATACGATTGCTATGTCATGTATAAAAAGATACCGCATAAGATTTTACATATTGATCAAAGCAGTGCAATCGCCATCACGTTGACTTGCCAGGCGGTGATAACGCGTGGGTAGGTATGTTAAAGCCGATATTAGTACTGGAGTATATAAGGCACTATCAGATATCCAGCGGTATGATGCGGCTACGCAAACTGAGATATATGGTACAGTACAGGATAAAACAAAAGAAGTATACACTCAGGCAGTACAATTGGCCCCCAGCAAAGCCGGGAATTTAAAAGCATCTATTAAATACAATGTAAATCGGTCGCAGTCAGGAATCGCGGGAACCGTATACACTAAAGACCCCGTGGCGCATCTGGTGGAATTTGGGGCGCGCAGTGCCGTAGAAATCCCAATTCGAAAAAAAGCACTGCATCCCGGTGCAGCCGGTTGGTTTATGGCTAAAGCAACAATTCCACGGAGAAGTCCACATCCGTTCATGAAACCGGCTATGGATACGGTACGGCCGTCCATTGAATCGGCGATTAAGGAGGCGGTTATTAAGCATGCTGATTAATCGAATTCCCTTTAATGCGGTACAAAAGGGGATATATCAACTGGTAAGCCAAGGACAATCCGTACCGGTTTATGATAGCCTGCCCACGGGTACGGAAACAATGCCGTATATATGGTTGGGGGAATTTCACGGTACGCCGGTAGATCGGAATAAAACCCATACCATGCATGCAATTAGCCAGCAGTTGGATGTGTGGAGTGCGCAGCAGGGAAAAAAAGAAATCAACGGAATTATGGATGACATTGCCTATCTGGTGTCTCGTTATGAATTAGTACTGGACGGATATCGGCAGGTAGGAGCTGCGAATATCCCCTTATATCAGGCCGTATGTGAAACGTACGCAGATCAAACAAGCGCCTATCATGGCATAGTAATGCTGGAATATTTAATTGAACAAATAGATTAGGAGGTTCTATCTATGGCATTAACAGAACAAAATTTAACGAATTTACCACAAGCGCCTGTGGATACGAAAGCCGTGGCCGGCAAAGACACATTGCTCTATATTGCATTGTCTACCAGTCCGTTAGAATGGCTGCTTGTGGGCGGACAGAAAAACTCAGCGATGAATCAGAAAGCCGATTCACTCGACGGCACGGATAAATCTTCCGGCGGTTGGTCTAAAAAGATTGGCGGTATGAAGTCATGGACGATCAATTATGATGGGCTATTTGTTATTAATGATGAAACGATTGATATTTTAAATTATTGCTTCAGAAATAGTAAGGCGGTATACATTCGGCAGGAATATCCAGATGGGTCATATCGTACGGGGTATGCAAATATCACGTCATTTGATGATAGCCATGCTAGTGATGCAATCAGCACCATTAAAATTACGTTGGAAGGATATGGGGCTATTTCGGATGTGCAAGTGACGACAGACGCAGCGATCGCTACGCCTACTTTTACGGCGGTTAAAGCAGCAACCGTAGATAAGACGGTAAGTGTAACACCCGCAGACTGCACGATTCGAGCGCTGACAGATGCGGCGGAGAACCCTCTGATTGCGAATACAGATTACACGTTTGCAGGAGGAACCCTGACAATTAAAGGGACCTATTTAGCTAAATTGGATGTGGGATCGTATATGTTAACCGCCAAATTTGCAACAGGAACGATCGCAATTACAATCACAATTACGGCTGCATAATAAAAATAAAAAGTGGGCATCGGTCTTATCCGGTGCCCGTTATTTTAAAAGGAGATAGGCGACATGAAAATTGTAAAACAAATAAAAATTGGTAATGAAACGCATGACATGTATTTTACTATTGGTGATCTGCGGAAAATTGAACGAGAAATAGGAAAATCACTCATTTCAACTGTATTGGGACTAAACCAGGCTACCAAGATAAATATTGATTTTATGTTGGCCACCATGCGGTATGGATTCCATGACAAAATTAGAAATGATGACGAATTATATGATTTACTTGATGCATATTGTGCAGATGGGAAACATAGTTTGGATACGCTAGGAGCGGAAATTGTATTGTCCGTATATGATACTGGTTTTTTTATCCCCAGAAAGATAACGGAAAAAGAAAAGCCACCCAGCAAAAAGTAGTCCAAAGTATAGAAGAATGGGCCGAAACAGTAGAACAAATTGCATATAGCCTGCTGCATCTGCTTCCAGATCAATTTGATGCCTTACAGATGAAGGAGTTTTATACTCTTTTAAATGCTTGTTTAGATAAACAGAAACAGAATGATATGAAAGCCTCCTATTATACAACGTGGATGCTGGCATCATTTTGTGGTGCAAAGTTCGATTTTATGAAAGTATGGAAGTGCATTTATGAAGGGTTATATCCTGATGAAGATAAGCCAACACAAGAAGGTAAAGATGAATTTATGAAGCAATTTAATTTATAAGAAAGGAGGTGCATTATGTCAACAATTGCAGACTTACAAGTGAAAATCGGTGCTGATGGAAGTGGATTGTCTAAAGAATTAGATAAAAGTCAGCAGTCGATCAGTAAGGCATTTAATACCCATCCCATTGATACGTTTTCTAATTCCATCGAAGGCGTTACAGGAAAACTTAGTAACATGGTAGGTGGATTCACACAAATTGCAGCGTTAGCTGCTGGTGGATTCGGTTTAACATCTATGATTGATAAAGCAGTACAGGCGGGGGACGCCGTCTACCAGCTTACCAGTAAGTATCAGATGTCAACGACAGAAGCCGTACAAATGAACCGGGTACTCAGTCTTACTGGGGGGAGTGTAGATACCGCTGCACGGGCGATTATGCGACTTGACAAATCTTTTACTGGTAATTCAGACGAAAGTAAAAAGGCGCAGGTCACATTGGCAGCATATGGCGTATCTTTAACGGATGCTAGCGGAAAAATATTGCCGTTAAATCAACAGCTTGCTAATTTGGCTTCTGGATACAAAGAAGCACAAAAAGATGGTGAAGGGCAAGCTTTTATCATGAATACGCTTGGCGTTCGTGGGATGGAACTTACCAAAACACTGCAAAATTATAATGAAGCGGCAGAGACAGCGGCACAAGTTAAGGGTATAGGGCTAAATCCACAGGAAATGCATCAAGCATCGCAAGATATGAAACAGATGAAAATGCAATTAGGGCAATTGGAAATTGCGGCAGGAGCCGCATTGGCACCTATGGCCACGGAGTTGCTTCCTGAAATAATGCCGTATTTACGCGATTCCGCGGAGTGGATTGCAAAAAATAAAACGGCTATCAGCCAAACCGTTATTGAAGTAGCTAAGTTACTAGCTGTTTATGAAGCTATGAAAATGGCGAGAACAGGCGTCAATGCCGTTCAGACAATAACTGGCGTCGTTGGCAATGCATGGCAGTCGACAGCGCCTAAGATGGAGGAGCCAAGTCTTAATAAATCACAGGAACAGCAAATCAACCGATCCGTACGGGCCAGTGAAAAAGCGTATGATACCATGCGTAAAGATGCGGTTAAAACCGCTCAGCAACAAAATATGTCGGCAGAAGAAACGGCTGCTTTTTTATCTCAGAAATTTACGGAAATTGCTATTCGTTCTACAGAAGAAGCCAATACTATCCGAACAGCTATGACGGAAGCCTTTATCCAAATTAATGTAGCGGCAGAAGAAAGTGCCGTATCGGTGGCCGGATCACTGGAAAGCACTACGGTAGCGGCAACCGCATCAGCCGCACAGAAGGTAGCGGCGAACGCAGAAAAAACAGCCAGCAATGACACGGTGATAGCCAGCAACGTTGCAGTCTCTGAATCTGAAACACTTACTGGTGCGGCCGCAGAAGAAGCTGCAGGAATGAAAAAATTGTCAGATGTAGAAAAAATTACCAGTAATGAAGCTGTTATAGCAAGTAATGCGGCTGTTGGTGCATCGGCAACTGCTGAAGGAGAAACAACTGCGATCGCGAATGCTGTAGCGCAAGGGAGTATAAGCAAAACAGAATCGGCTACAGAAAAATTAGGTGCGGCACATGAGGTTTCCGGAGCCAAAGCGGTAGCTAGTGGAACAAAAACGGCATCTGTTATGTCAAGATTGCCGTCTATGATAGAGCACGTGTCAACCGCATTATTAGCAATGGCAGGTGGATGGATGGGGGTAGCTGCGGCGGCTTTATATGCTGCGTATTGTGCTTACCAATATTTTCATGCTAAAGATAAGGAAATTGAAAACGAAACATATGTATTGGATGATGGGTCAAAATATATACAGAAGAATGGGTATTTTTACAAGCAATCGGAGAATAGAAATCAAGCATTGATTGATGACCCTACAGGATCGGGGGTCGGGGCGTCAGATTCTGATTTGCCGGAAACTGATCAAGATAAAATTTCCCAATTAAATGTAAAATGGTTTGATAATCATAAATCAGATACAGATTACGTAGCTCAATTAAATATGGATGCTGCTGAACAGAAAGCAAAAGAAGCCGAAGATCGACTAAGTCAGGCATATTCAGATGCGGGACTTGACGGTAATGGAAATAAAATCAAACCAGAGAAAGCGGCTAAAGATAAAACAGATAAATCAAATGCTGCTGATTTTGTTAATTTTTTAGTGCAGCAAGGATATGATCGGAATTTTTCGTTAGGGTATGCAGGTGGTTTAATGCTGGAGTCTGGGGGAAATACAGAAGACCTCAATCCACAAGCAGTTAATCCAAGCAGTGGCGCATATGGAATTTCCCAATGGCTTGACAGAGAGCCGTTATTGCAGCAGTTTGCGGCAAATAACTATTCAAGCCCTAGTGATTTAGGTACGCAGGAAGCCTTTGCTGTATGGGAATTACAGAATACAGAAAAAGACAATTATCAAAGTGTGATGAGAGATGCACAGGCATCTGGCGATTTTTCCCCAGGTAATTTTGCTAAACTGATTGATAAATATATTACAAGATCAGAAGGAACACAAGATATACGTGATCAAAAAGCAGCCAATGCTGAATCTTTAGCTACCAATATGGGGAGTCAGGTTGATGAAAAAAGTATTGCCAGTAAAATACTTGAACATCAAAAACAAGTTGATCAAGCTAAAAAATCTCTTGCAGATTTAGAAGCATCACTGCAACAAAATATCTTGTCAGATACAGGTACAGCATATGAAACTGGGATTGGGAAAGTGGTAGTTTCTGTCAGAAAATTCCAAGAAGAAATTGATAAGTTAAAAAAAGTTGACAGTACGATTAATACTAGTAAGGCACAGGGGCTACTAGGCCAATATCAGGCATCGGAAATCGAAAAAGTAACACAGGCTTGGCGTGAACGATGGTCTAAATTAAAAGAAGATTTGGCAAAAACAAATGCGGAGATTTATGGTGACTATAAAGATTTGGCAAATGCTGAATATGATAACACTGTTTTTGCAATCGATAAGGAACGGGCGGCAAGATTAAAGGAAGTTGAACAAAGCAAGGGGGATGTTCAAGCAGCGGTTGCGGTAAACGAATGGGCGACGGCACAATATTTGGCTGCCGCTAAAAAACGTGATGATGCGATGCGTGACAGCTACAATCAGCAACTTCAGTGGGCTGTTAATAATAATGATGCCAATGCAGTAGTAGATCTTGTGCAAAATGATCCACGCCGGCAAGAAACCGCAACATGGGAAGCACAGAAAAAAGCATTGCAAGAATATGTTACATTGGCTAAACAAAGCGATCTTAGTCTGCTTTCTGTAACGGAAACGGCGGCAGAATCCATTGCAGGAGGGCTTGACAATATATTTAGCGGACTGGGAACTAATATTACCAGTGTAAGCAAGCTAGTACAAAGTTTTGGAAATTTGGTTATCAGCACATTAATGAAGATTGTAGCCCAGGCGGCGGCTTCGCGATTAACATCGTCCATTTTCGGATCTAATTTAACGAGTGGGTCTACTGGGAGTCTTCTTAGTGGGTTGAATACTTCGTGGGCAGGAAGTAATAGTTTTAGTCAAGAAAGCATTTTAGATAATGCCGGAATAACGCTTCCTACATTTGCGTTTGCAGATGGAGGAGTAATTACAGCCCCAACATTGAGCTTGATTGGCGAAGGAAAGGATGCGGAAGGAGTATTCCCATTAAATAATAATACCTATAGTAATCTTGCAAGCCATATCAGTCAGAATATGAAAGTTGGGAAAAGTACTGCTCCCGTGATCAATATTAATAATAATTCGGATGCGCAGGTAAGTGTTGAGTCGGTGAACACAAATGAGGATACAGGAGAGCAGATATATAATTTTACGATAGAAAATATGCTAAGTAATAAAGATGGAAGTTTAACCCGTTTAAAACAAGCACTGGGGGCGACACGATGAGTACTTATGTCTTTCCAAAAAACATTCCGGAACCCAAAATACCATATGCTAGCGATTCCGGAGATACATATAATGGGTCTGTCAGTGATAGTACAATATCGTCTACGACAGATGCTAATTATAAGGTAACGCGCCCCCGTACTACACGAGTCATACGGACATGGACATATACGTGGACGATGTTATCTGCGGCTGATTTCAATATCATTCGAGACTTTTGGCTATCTGTGCGAACTTCGGAAATGTTTCAATTCACGGATTACGATGACGGAAAGGAGTATACGGTACGATTTACAGGTAAATTTTCATACACTAACAAGTTACCACCGGATGGGTATGTAGTAAGTCTTACTTTCGAGGAGGTATAACCCATGCTGAAATGGCCAAATGCGGCAATACTTGAAAAAAATAAACTTGCCAGTGACGCACCATTTTTGATATTGGTGAAAATGGTATATGGATCGTTGGATCCAATTTATATGGCAAGAAATAATGAGGATATAAACTGGAATGGCGAGGTATGGACTGCATATCCGTTAAATGTTGGAAACAATACAGTAGATAATAAAGAAGAACCTAGTTTGTCTATTACCGTTAGCAATGCGGGAGGGTTGTTGCAGAAATATTTGCAAGAATACAATGGATTCGGGGGAGCTGCCCTTACCATTTATGTTGTCCATGCTAACTATTTGGATAATACAACGCCCTTAGATGAGTTTGATTTTATGGTTGCAAGCACATCCTATGATGAGCAGTGGGTGACTTTCAAATTATCGGCATCTCCGGAAATCCATTATCAGTTTCCCATGTTTTCATATGCCGCGAAGTACTGCCCGTATAAATTTAAATCTGTGCGATGTGGCTATGCGGGAACGGGCAGCGCTTGCAATAATACTGTTGATACATGCCGAATACCTACCCGGTTCGGCGGGGAAGAAGGAATGAATAGTGTTTAAGTATAATGATTTGGTGGGGGTGCCTTTTCAAGATGGCGGCCGTGGACCGGATACTTATGATTGTTGGGGCCTGGCAATGGAATTATTCCGTAGGCAAGGAATGTATTTGCATGATTATCAATGCAGTTCTGAGGCGACAAAGCAAGTGGCACGATGTATGTCTACCGGTATTTTAGATTGGAAAAAATTAGATAAGCCGGAAGCAGGAGCACTTGTCATGATTCGTATGCTCGATGAAGGATGGGCGAATCATTGCGGAATCTATTTGGCTCATGATAAATTTATTCATGCGTACAGTGAAGAAACGGGCGTCGTAATTGACCGGATTAAGAGATGGGGACCGCGAATTATAGGATATTACTGGCCAATGGAGGCGGCGTATGAAACATGAAGTTATAAATATTCCAACGGATACATTGCAAATTATAGAAATAAAAAATCCGTTTGAGCCAAAGAAAGAAACAAAAATCGTTCCACTCACTAATGGGACGGTTTTTTCATACCTAAATCCGGAAGGAAAAGATATTTATTATAATGGACTTTATGTTTCAAATCCATCTGCATTTTATCCTCAAAGTGGTGGGCAGCTTATTGTCATGCCACATATAGGGAAAGGCATTAGAAAAATATTTGGTTGGGTAGCGATGATTGCGTTATCCTACTATGCAGGAGTCTGGACTAAAGGATTATTTGGTGCGACATTTGGAGGAGCACTTGGTAGAGCGTTAGTATCTGGATCGATTTTGTATTTAGGTGGACGGATTATTAACAGCGTATTTCATATTGATCAAAAAAATAATAGTTCAGAAACAAATTATGGATGGAACTTACCAACTGTACAAACGACAGAAGGCGGCGTCATTGGCGAAACATTCGGCGAGGTAATGCCGACTCCGCAGTTACTCATGGAACACGTGGAAACGGTGAACAGTGACGATCAGGATAGTAATGTCCAATATTTGAACATGTTGCTTTGCGGAGGATGGGGGCCGGTGGACAGCATCGATGATATTCGCATTGATACAACGCCTATTGGAAACTTCAGCGATGTGCAAATTGAAACAAGGCTAGGAACAAATGATCAAAGCCCCATTTCCCTGTTCCCAGACACTGTGTTAGATCAAAATGTAGGCATGGAATTGGCACATGGAAAGACAATTATCCGTACAACAGAAACTAATAAAGCGAAAAAATTAGAGGTGACATTGGAGTTCCCTAATGGATTGTACTATGTGAATGACAAAGGAAATTATAAAAATGCGACAGGCGTATTTAATATTCTATATCGCAAAACAGGTACAACAAACTGGCTAACTCCGAATGGGGCTAATGGAGCCACTACGGATAATACAGATATGATTCAGAATTTATCTGCCAACGAATCAGAACAAGAGGTGTGGACAATTGCACGTAGTTCTCTTAGATGTTCTGTTACGGGCAGCATTCATGGTCTGATGGGATATGCAACGCCCGGTAAAACATATAATAATGGGTATATTTCATTTTATCTTAATGGATTGGGGAATGCGACGATTCGCACGGGTTCTGGCACATATAGTATTACAAAAGGAACCAATTCAGCAGTACGTCGGACATATGTTATTCCTAATTTGGATGCAGGGCAATATGATGTCAGCGTTACGGCAACACAACTTCCTACAGGTACCCGATATCAATCGTATGCACAATGGGATACGCTATCTGCGTATATCTATGATGGTGCCCGATCACGCCCAGGAAAGGTATTGGTAGCTTTACGAATTAAGGCTACAAACCAGTTATCTGGTAGTTTGCCTAATGTAAACTGGCGGCAATGGCGCAATACAGTATATGTATGGAATCCAACCACTTCGGAATATGAAGAAAAAAGCGCCAGAAATCCAATTTGGGCGGCCTATGCAATTTTACATAAATGCAAATATATAAAAAATATTAATACTGGTAAGTATGAGTATGTGGTAGAGGGGAGTGCGGCAACTAATTTTACGCAATATTATGATGATTGGGTGGAAGCCGCTGAGTATGCGGATGAACTCGTAAGTAATCCAGATATCAGCAATGGCACGGAAGCTAGATTTGAATTTGATGCTTTTTACAATAGTACAGAAACGGCGTGGAATGCGGCGCAAAAAGCAGCGGCAGTAGGTCATGCGACGGTTATACGGCATGGCACACAATATGGTGTATCAGTTGATAAACCTGGTACAATATGTCAGATTTTTGGAGAAGGGCAAACTACGGTATCAACAGTAAAGGGCGAATTTGCATCTATTGAAGATCGGGCTAAAGCTGTAGAAGTCACATACAACGATACAGACAATGATTTTAAAAATACCTTAATGAAAATATACAGCCCCAAGTATGCGGCAGATACAACGGTGCAAGATAATACTGCAAAGGTCACCTTGTTTGGAGTTAAGCGCCGATCTCAGGCATATCGTGAAGCGTATTATTATTTGGCGACCAATGAACGACAGTTGCAAACTGTAAGTTGGGGGTGTGATATTTCAGGTATCGTATGCCAATACGGGGACATCGTGGGATTAAATCATGCGGTCCCTCAACTTGGTACTGCTTCCGGAAGAATTGTATCTGTTGATGGGACGACCGTGACGCTGGATAAAGACATTACATTAGAAGCAGGTATTTCATACTCCATCATGGTTAGTTTGTCGACGTCTGACACGATTTTAACAAAGGCTATTGTAGGTGTAAGTAAAGAGACGACCACAGATACTCTTACAATTGCGTCCGCTTTTGATGCGACTACTATGCCAACACAATACGATCCATACGCTATTGGAGTTACGGATAAGGTAGTAAAGCCATTCCGCGTGGTCAAAACGGAACGAACCGGAGACAACCAGGTTACTTTGACAGGGATTGAATATGATGAGGCTATTTATGATGTCGACTATGAAAAATATCCGATTGTCGATTATTCCAATGTTACTGTATTTGATGCGCCCACAAATTTAGCCCTTACGGAATCCAATTATTGTATGGCAGATGGGACAAAAATTCATATTTTAACTGCCAATTGGGATGTTGTGGCGGGGCAGCATGTTGATAAATTTTATGTGTATTATTCGGAAGATGGGAATACTTGGGAACTATGGGGATCTACGGAGGCGATGATAGCTGCTATTACAGATGTAAATCCTCCGGGAACGTATTATGTAAAAGTATGTGCATCAAAAAGCGGCATAAACTCCGCATATGCACAAAAAAGTCTAGATATGACAGGATGGGATGCGCCGCCAAATGACGTTACCGGCCTTGCAGCAACAAAAATCACATCCAATACCACCCAGGTAAAATTGTCCTGGGCAGCCAATACGGATATCGACCTGAAAGGGTACCGGGTGTATGTCAATGGTGTCCTGCATAGCAATATTTTGACAGATACGACCTATACATACACTGCCGATCACTCCGGGCAATATATATTTGCCGTGGTCGCCGTAGACAACAGCGACAACGAGTCCGCAACCCAGGCGACCGTGACGGCATCCATCACCTGCGAACCGGCTGATGTGACGGGATTTACCGCACAGCAGAGTGATGCGGACCGATCCATTGCCGTATTTAACTGGGCGGCGAATACAGAGGTAGATTTATCATACTATGAAATACGAGTAGGTGATTCATGGGCAGATGGCACCGTTATCATTACGAAAACTAAAGCGACGACAGCACGCTATACGCTGCCGTCGTCTGGCAGTTACACGTTTTGGATTAAAGCCATTAATGCCGAAGGGTTTTACAGTGCCAGTGCGGCTCAACTGGTGGAACAAGTCACGCTGGAACCGGATGCGGTCACCAGTCTGGCTATGACACAATCCACACAGGATAAATCCAAAGCGACGCTGTCCTGGACGGCACCGTCCGGAGGCGATATTGCCTATTATGCGGTGAAATACGGAACATCCTGGGATGCGGGCACGTTGGTGGCGAAAACAAAAGAAATCAAGCTTACGGTCGCACTGCCCGGCAACGGAACCTGGCATTATATGGTACAGGCAGTTACGGTGGCAGGATATACCAGTACGATTGCCAGTACAGACATTACGGCATCCATCCAGCCCCTGGACGTCACGAATTTCAAAGCCATACAGTCTGCCACAGATCGGACCCGGATCACGCTGACATGGGACGCACCGGCAGAAGTGGATGTGGCGTATTATATTATCAAAGAAGGCAGCAATTGGGATTCGGCAGTGATCGTTTCCCCCCGGGTTGCGGGCACATTGTATGATGTGGTAGTTGACGACGAAGCGCAGCACACCTGGTTGATCAAGGCCGTCACCATAGCTGGGAATGAAAGTCAATATGCCGCAAGCGTTAGCGGTATCTATGACCTGCGCCCCAATCCT